GGGTGCGGAGTTTTGAAAGGTATAACGCTCTCGGTTCATTGATGATGCGTGTCTTATAACGGAAGGATTAAAAATGTACAACGGTTCTGGGGTGTATACCCTTCCAGGCGCAGCGTTAGCTAACGGCGAGATTGTTTCTGCTACTGAAAATAATCAGTTCCGCAATGACGTAGCCGCTGCTCTAAACGTAGCATGGACTCGTGACGGTCAAGCGCCTGCTTCTGCTAATATCCCAATGGGAAACCACAAACTAACTGGTTTGTCTGCCGGTACGGGCGCGGGTGATTCGGTACGGTTTGAACAATTGCCTAGTTCAACAAATCCTCTTTCAGTTGCTTCTGGCGGTACTGGTGCGTCAACCATTACCGGCCTTGTTAAAGGCAACGGTACTTCAGCGTTTACTGTTGCCGTAGCTGGAACCGACTATCTTATTACTGTTCAAGGTCTATTTAATAAAGCAGACCCAACAATCGTTGGCTTTACAAAAACCGGCGCTGGCTCTGCAACTACTTCAACAACGATTTATGTCGAAGTTAATGGCGTAATAAAAACAGTGGCAAGCGGCACAAGTATCACAATGCCAACTTTTGCATCCGGCACTGATTATGCAATCTGGTGCAAACCTGACGGTACTTTAGAGGCGACTAGCAATCATACATCGCCACCAGTTGCTAATTCTCGAAAGATTGGTGGATTCCACTACGCTCCAGGCGGCAATGCCACTGGGACTAGCGGTGGCAATACAACGCCACAAATTAACGAATATTCATTCTGGGATTTGAAATTCCGGCCAAGCTGTTCTGACCCTCGCGGCATGACGCTCGTTGGCGGTGGATATTGGATGGATATTTACTTAACCGGCGTTGATGCCATCACCAATGGCTCGTCTAAATACAATGTAACAATGGCCGATGGTTCTAGCCCTCCGAAAATTCCAACTATGTTCGGCGGAAACGGCTCGACTACCTATGGTAGCTATACATGGTTTGAGGCTATGGAGCTGGCAACGTCTTTTGGTAAGCGTTGCCCTACGCAGCAAGAATTTATGTCTGCCATGTACGGAACCACAGAAGCATCGTCCATTGGCTCAGATCAAGGCTCAACAATCCTAAATGCTGCTTACACATCAAAGTGGGGTGTGATTCAGTCAACTGGCGTGCTATCGATTTGGGCTCGTGATCGTGGCGGCGCTTATAACACAGGCGGCTGGAACGCAAATACAGAAGGCCGTGGTTCGGAGTATAATGCACCAAACGCGGCGCGCCTTGGCGGCTACTGGTCCGCCTCGTCTAATGCCGGTTCTCGTTGCTCGGACTGGGGCCTCGCAGCGTCGTCCTCGGACGCCACCTTCGGGTCGCGCTTCGTCTGTGACCACCTGCAACTTGACTGAGGCGGCGAAAGCCGCCGGTAACAAATGAAACCAACTGAGCAAGCAACACAATGCTATGACCAAATGGCTATTGTTGAAAAGTATGAGCGAGTCATTGCTTATCTTTACCCGATTGCACAATCTATGCCGCGCAAACACGGCGTGGCTAGAGAAATGTTTTTGGGTTGCTTGCTCGGTGTTCCAGATTTGCTTTTTCAAGCAGGTAAAAGCAATCAGGTTTCAAAGATTTTTGCCGCTGATGCAGGACTTGCGCATGTGCGGTTTTGGTTACGCTTTCTTGTTTCAATTCGCTCGTTGACAGTTCACCAGCTTCAAACATCGCAAGTTCTTATTGCGGAAGTTGGAAAAATGATTGGCGCGTGGATTAAAGCTAGACAGGGTAAAGGGTAGATTGGGTAAAGTGCGGCGATCCTTGGCGGCAACTGGAACAACACGTCTAATTCCGGTTCTCGTTGCTCGAACTGGAACAACGCAGTGTCGAACTCGAACAACAACATCGGGTCGCGCTTCTGCTGTGATGACACAAATTTATCGCTCTGTAAACGCTACGGCTTTATGGGCAGACTGTTCAAAGTGTGGTCAGCCGATTCTATCCTCCTTTGGGAAACACGCTTCTGGATTCGGCATAACGCTTAGTAAGTAATTGAAAGGCGCAGCCGGTTTATATGGTCAAAAAATATAGAAACCTGATAGACAAGATTACGTCAATTGAAAATCTAAGAGATGCGTATATCAAAACATCAAAAGGTAAAAAACAGACTTTTGGCTATCTTGAGTTTAAGGAATACGCAGAATCAAACTTGATTTTGTTGCAGGAAGAACTAAAAGATGGCGCTTACAAAATTGGCGATTACAGAGAATTTACAATTTATGAGCCAAAACCAAGACTAATTTCTGCGCTTGAGTTTAAGGATAGGCTTGTGCAACACGCATTATGTAATGTCATTGGTAATATATTTGAAAAAACATTGATGCCACAAACGTTTGCTTGTCGCGTAAACATGGGCACTCATGCTGGCGTTCGTTACATACAATCAAAACTCAGATATGACAAACCAAGGTATTTCCTAAAGACAGATTACTCAAAATTCTTTCCAACTATCAATCGAACAATACTTCATTCAATGATTGATAGAAAAATCGACTGCAAAGCAACATTAGATATTATTGAAGAAATAATACCTAGAACTGGAAACGGTTTGCCAATAGGAAGCCTTACAAGCCAATTATTTGCCAATGTCTATGGAAACGCAGCAGATAGGTTCATACACTTTGAGCTTAAACATAGAGAATGGGCTAGATACATGGATGATATTGTCATCCTTGACAACGACAAATCGCGTCTTATGGATTCGTTTTTGCAATTAAACGACTTTTCAATGTCAAATATGAAGCATCGCATTGGAAAATGGCAAATATCGCAATGCAGCAGAGGAATCAACTTCCTTGGTTATAGAATATGGTCGACGCATAAATTGCTTCGCAAAGACTCTGTTACAAGGGCAAAAAGGAAGATAAGCAGATATGTCAAAGAGCAAGATGGTGATAAACTAACCAAGTTCATTGCATCTTGGTCTGGTCACGCAAAATGGGCAGACACACACAACCTTTTTACATGGATGGAGAAACGTCATGGCATTACTATCTAAGGCAGTTATCAATACACGCGAAGATTTGGATGCGCTAGTTGGTACGCAAGAACATTATGAATTTATGCAAAAGCTAAAAGGCTCTATGCAACGCAAGCAAGTGTATCCAGAAGGCTATAACCAGCCTGGATACGATGGGCCACACCTTGATCCAGTATGGGAATTTGTTGAAGATTTGTCAACAATTCATGCGTTTGGATTTGAAAAAACAGACTTTGATAATGTAGAATCAGAATAGCATAATATTTAAGGAATAAAGCCATGATGCAAGAATTCTTAGATTGGGTATTAGCTGGATTCAGCGCAGTCCTTGGCTTTCTCCTTAACGCTGTTTGGCAAGCGGTAAAAGACTTACAAAAAGCTGACAATGAACTGACTAAACGAGTCAGTGAAATTGAGGTTTTAGTGGCTGGTAACTATGTCACTCGCCAAGAGTTTGACCGCGTTATTGATAAGTTGTTTGACAAGCTAGAACAGATTGACCAGAAATTAGACAAAAAGGCTGACAAGTGAACTTTGAGTCAGCATTTGATTTGCTAATGACGCATGAAGGCGGTTATGCAAATCTAGCTAACGATCCAGGCGGTAAGACTCGTTACGGCATCACAGAGGCTGTGGCGCGTGAGAATGGATACGTTGGTGACATGCGTGAGCTACCATTAGAGAAGGCTAAGGAAATCGCTAAGGCAGAGTATTGGACTAAGTGCTACTGCGATATGATTCCTTATGAGCTTAGATACCCATTGTTTGATGCTGCATATCATTCTGGCGTCAAGCAGTCTATTAAGTGGCTACAATCGGCTTTAGGTGTCAAGGTCGATGGTAATATTGGGCCAATAACTATAGGCGCTGCTCAGGCTTGCAATGCGCTATTGGTACGCCAGCAGATGATTGGAAAGCGTTTACGTTTTATGACAGAATTGAAGAATTGGCCATCATTCGCAAAAGGATGGTCGCGTAGGATTTCATCTATTTTGGAGATGTAAATGGGCTTTGATCCTATTACAGCAGGACTAGAGTTTGCCGGTAAAGTCGTAGACCGCATATGGCCTGACGCAACAGAGAAGCAAAAAGCTGAAGCGGCTCAAATCGTAGCAGAAATGGCGCACAATGAAAATCTTTTCAAAGCTGAAGTTGAAGATCGTGCATCTGCGCGTGATCGTGAGTCGAACATTGCGGTGGCTGAAGCAGCCCCTACGTTTAACAAAATCATCACGCCTGTTCTTGCTTGCGGTGTTGTGGTACTTAGCTTTCTACTTTTTGGTGTTGCTCTGTTTGATAGTGATGCCATTAGCGCGGACAGGAAAGACCTAGCCATTTATATTATGGGCGCATTGACAACATCGGTTGCCCAAGTGCTGTCATATTACTTTGGCTCTAGTTCTGGATCAGTGCAGAAAACCAATTACATTGAAAAAATGATGCAAAAATGACAACGGTTGATGATGACGCAACAATGCGTGAAGAACATTTCCGCGACTTAGCATTAAAATACCGTAAACCAGATGGACCAAAATCAACAGGTCATTGCTTATGGTGTAACGAGGAACTAGAGCATGGCCGTAGATGGTGCGATGCAGAATGCAGAGAAGATTGGGAACTCGATCAAAAATGCCGATAGTTATGATATAGTTCAGTTTCATTCATGTTGCTATCTCTCCGGCGAATGATTAGGCCACCTACGGGTGGCCTTTTTTTAACTTAATGATTGCATGCGCTGTGCGTATTCTCGATCTTTTGGCAAGTTACAGCCACGACAGCCAGGATCGCTGTACCAAAG